CGCGGCCGCTACTCAGGGCGGGGGGACGTCGGCGCTGCGGCACATTGCTGGCCGCATCAAAGAATCGCGGCTCCTGTGCGGTGAACCAGCTGTTGGCATGCCTCACGAACCGACCTCGGCGTTTGTGTGTTGGAGATGAAACAAGGCGGTGGCGGCATCGGTCAGCACGACGAGGCGCTCGTCGAACGCGTCAGAGGTGACGAGGCCCTCGCGCATGAGGGCGGATACAGCGACCGCACCAAAGCGTTGCGCCGTCTTCGGCGCGGCAGTGCGGCCGATGTAACCGTGCTCGGTCTTCACCAATCCGCCATGGATAAGTGCAACGTCCAGGCAAAGCTTCGCCGTGGGCGGCAATGCCGCCCAATCAAAAGTCTTTCGCATTAGGGGTGCCTCAGAGGTGGGGGAAGAACTGCTCGCCGCCCATCGGGATCAAGTCCAACTGGCGGTCGCCCAGCGACTCGCGGTACGCCTGCAGCGCTTGGGCACGCTGATAGCCAGGTGTTGGTGGAAGCTCGCTGTGTGCGGTGGGTACGCCGCTGGGGCTGGCAATACCCGTCAACTCCGAATGGCCTGTGTAGGTCGCCCCACACATGGGGTTCTCGCAGACATAGGAGTCATGCCGTAGAAACTTGTGCGCGAGGACGCTCGTGCGTTTGATGAGTCGTGCACTGCACGCCTCGCAGCGGAAGACAATTTTTCTTCGACCGAACATGCTCACCCCTTGAGCGCTTGGAAGTTTGGACTTTTGCGGCATAATTCGGCGGTGATTTGAGGCCAAGAGCAATTGCAGCCGTGTGCGCATCGCCGTATTTGCCTTGTGATCGGCCTCGGAGCAGATCGTCCACAACAGTGCGATTCACCCCAAGTTGCCGGGCGAATTCGGACACCGTGATGCCGTTGGACACCAGCCATTCCCGTGCCTGTGCTGTGGTTCGGAGGTGAGACTGCTGCTGAGCTTGCGCTTTGCGGGACATCGGCTGTGGTCGTCTGCGGTTTCGGAAATTGTTGGTGTTAACACAAACTTTGTCAAGTAAGAGGAAAAACCTGAGTGACTGTCGGGAAACGCCTGAAGGAAGAACGGAAGCGCCTGCGGCTTACGCAGCAGGAGATGGCCGACGCTTGTGGCATCTCGAAATGGGCACAGCTTTACTTCGAGAAGGACCAAAACATGCCAGGAGGGGCATATTTATTGGCTGCGCACGCGCGTGGGGTGGACATCGTCTACGTGCTGCTGGACCAGCGAACGAAGCTAGACCCATCTGAGGCGGCGCTGGTGTCGGCGTTCCGTGCAGCACCACAGGAGGTGCGTGCTGCATTGCTCGCCAACCTTGGATCTGCGAGGGATGTCAGTGAAAGAGCCGCACCGACGGTGACCTTCGGCGATAACAACCGGGTAGGTCACATGGTGAACACATCAGGCGATATCAATCAAGGCAACGTGCAGATCAACATGGGCGGTCGCAAAAAAAAGAAGTCGTGATCAACCTGCAGATAGGACAACTGGTCATCGAAAAAAGAGAGCGTTATTGGCATGCATTCGATGACGTCAAGACCGCAGTCCTCAGCGATATCATGAATGCAATGCAATTTGGACAACAGAGCTATGAACCTTGACGTGAATGACTCCGAGGTCGGTCAGTTAAACGTTGCTGAGCGTATCGAGCAGCACTACCACGCTGACACTGATGCGTTCTCTCCACCATCGCTCTCAGACATGCAGTTCGCCTATCAGACTTCCGAAGCAACACTGCGAAAAGCGCGCTTCTGGTTTGCAGTTTGCGAATTACCGTGGATGGGATTGACGGCAATTGTCTGGGCTGGAATGGCCCGCCAGCTGCCGCCGCATCCCACGGCGCTCCATCTTTTCGCTTACACAGTGTTCTTGGCATTTATTCCGTTCACGGTTCGCGCCCTTATGCCTGATCAGCTGAAGGTGAAACGAGCTCAATGGAAGCATGTGATCGAAGTGGAAGCGCAGTGCATGAAGGACCTGCATCACCAGATTGTCCGTGAGCAAGCCCGCCTGCGGCTACTCGCGCGGAGTTAGCGGCAATGCAGTGGATTGACGTGGGAACTTCACCAAGTCAACGTTGCCTTGTGTGCGGATGAAGCTCGATCCACAAGAAAGCCGCCGGAAGGTCCCGGCGGCTTTCAAGGTGTCGGCGCGTAGCTCCTTGCGATCCAGTCGCCGCCGTCCTGGCAGCGCGAGTTGACCTGACAACCGAACTCAGAATACCTAATCGCCCGAGTGCCAGCTGTAGGAAATCTCCGCTCGTGTACGTAGGCGAGCGCCCGATAAGCGATGGAAGGCAGCTATCAAATGTTAGTCATAGATTTGGTGCTTGGGGATGGCACCCTGCTGCATACATGAGTTAGACGATGCCATCCTCAATGCCTATCTGCAGCAGTTTTGATAGATCGCCTCAGCCTGCTCATGTGCTGCGCGCACCTGGTCTCGTGAAAGGGTACTGGAGTAGTTATCCACGATTTTATCGAGGTAGACGTTCGATCCAGCTTTTTGAGCTGCCATGTAGTATGCGAAGGACTTCACAGGGTCTTTTGGCGCCATGATCCCACGCTGACTGTCGCCCGCAATGGCGAGAAGAGCGTCAACACTGCCTTGCTGTGCGGCTCCATCTAGGAATCGGGCAGCATCCTTCTTGTATTGAACTAATTTCTCGGGATCTTTTAGATAATCCTGCCTTGATCCGATGATGGAAGTGGTGTCTCTGGCGTACATCAACTGCGCCTCTAGAGAACCTTGTTCGGCTGCCTTCTTTAGCCACTCACCGTTCAGCAGCTCTGGGCGATTTGCCAAATTGGCGCAATCATCAAGGCTTGACTCTGCGCCCTTCAGATAGCCTTCGCCGGTCGCCGAGGCCTGGTGCGCAAGCGCACTTCTACTAGCAGACCCACTCAAAGTGTTCTTGCACTCAGATACAGCGAGATATATCGAGTAGGTTGCAACAGCATCACCTGATTCTGAACGTTGAAGAAGCGAGTCGATGTACTTCGCAACATCTCCAGGAGGCCGCTTCTTATTCCTTACAATGCTGAAAGCCTTTGGACCTTGTCGTTTGACAACATCGCTATCTATTTTTCTGTCTGCAATCAGAGTTGCCACGGGTGCTGAAATTCTTGGCTGTGCCCTCGGTTCCGACCGCTCTGTATTGTCGTCCACCGTTGACCCTGGTGAACGGGTGGAGGTGTAAAAGGCGTAGGCGAATACGCCCGCGATAACCAATAACGCGCCAGCGGAAAAAAAATACTTATTTTTTTTGGATCTATTCAATTAAAAGCTCCGCTGCAGCACTCTGGTGTTCATGGCACCTATCGACACGACCTTAAATGGATTCAAGCGCACAGGCAACGCCATGCGCTTGACCCAAACTTAGTTTTCTTGGGTGGGCGGACCAACGAAGACCACCCCTCCGCCGCCACTACCACCGCCACCACCGCCACCGCCGCCACCGCCGCCACCGCCACCGCCACCAGTGCCAGGTTCAGGCGGATACGTTGTGATAGGTGTGGCGGTTCCCCCCATAACGTTTCCGCTGTCAGTGCCTGTGTAAGTCACACATGCTCCGCCGTTGCAGATAGTGATTGTGTGTCCGGGTTGGAGATCGTATGTATATCGAAAGAACCCAGGTCTCGACATGTCAGCCCGCCAAGTGTCAATGAAAACCTGTGTAATAGGATCGGGCATTGGAGTGCCCAACAAACATGTATCGCAGTTGAAAGGTCCCCATATCTCATTCACCGCTTCCTGTGCGTAGGCATAGCCACCAATCGCCAAGAGAAAGCCAGTACCGAGAACAAGACGTTGCTTCTGCTTTGTGGATAGCTGAGGTGAGAGCTTAAATCCATTCATGTGCATACTTCCTTCTGTAGTGAATTGGTGCAGCTATGCGAAGTCAGGGTCGCCATTTCTGGGCAGCGTTTAGATTTGCCACTCAATCGACTCGATCCATTGACTTCAGTAGCGAGGCTAGCTCGACTTGGGCTAAAAGTTTGTAGGGGAAGTCTGACGTGTTCTGGTGGTGCCTGATTGCAGTGACGTGCAGCACATAAATTCAAGTCAACTTGAGCTATCCAGATCGATTTGTGTAGCGAAGCCAGTGACATTGATCGTATGAGTTGCCTTGGATATGAGCCATTTCATGCCTGAGATTTCAGATTTAAACCCATTGACCGTGACTTCTTGCTCGGGTGACAAATCGGCGCGGCCTGTAGCAAGCACGTATTCAAATTTAGACACACCGCGTTTGATCCGCTCCAACTCAGCGTGCGCATGCTGGCGTGCCGTTGTCTCGTCGGCATACGAGTCGCGCAGGCGCTTGGCGTTGTCGTCTGTGCCAACCAACACTGACTGTCGTCGCGCCTTGCCCTTGTCTACCCAGTACGCACGCACGCCGGTGTAGGCATCGCGGTCGGCAACGGAGTAACGGTGTTGGTCACCGTCGCGCCGCGTCAGGGTGACAGTAGATAATCGCTTGCCGGTTGCTGTGATCCCGGCGCCGATCGGCGTAAAGATCAGCGCTCCTCCCTTCACCGTTGCCACTGCATCGAAGCGCTGCCCCAGGCGAGTGAGCAAATTCATATCGCTTTCGTTGGCCTGGTCGAGATGGGGAAGCTTGGTGCGAGCCAGCACCTCGGCCACGCGCGGGGTCAATCCATGCTCGCCGGCGAGAGTGTTGAGCACTGCACCCAGCGTGGTGTTGTGCCAGCTGCGCTCTCGTTGTGTGCGTATGTCGGCAGTCAGATCTGCGCTGCGCGCACGCACGGTGATGATGTCCGGTGCGCCGCTGTACTCCACTTCGTCGACGATGAAGGTGCCCTTGTCGACCAGGCCGGTGTCTTTCCAGCCCAGCGCCACGGCCAGGCGTACGCCGCGCTTGGGTAGTGCCATCTTGCCGTCGTGGTCATGGATGCGCAGATCCAGCTGATCGGCTTCACCGCCCCGGCATTCGGTGAGGGTGAGATCGAGCAGGCGCGGTGCGATGCGCTCGGTGAGGTCGGTGCCATCGAGCACCACGCGCCACTGCGGAATCGTGTAGGTCATACGGCAGTTGCCTCTGGGGTGATGTCGTCTGCGCGGCGCAGGCTCAGTTGGAACTCAATCCGTCGCGGCGTGCCGTCCTCGAAGAACAGCGAGGCGGTCTCGTTGATCGACAGCAGCAGATACGGCCCGTAGACCACGCCTGCGCCGTCGACCAGCGGTAGCGGCTCACCACCTGCAGCAAGTTCGCGCAGTGTGTCCAACGACGCGCGGGTGCCGGTGAGTTCGGGAGCAATCAAACCAGACAGGTCGATGCTGTCATCGCCTGGTCCGAGGAACTGGCTGGCCGGCCGCGCGCCTACGCGCTCGCTGGTGGCGTGGCGCCAACTCATCTGCCGCTGCAGCTGCAGGAATGCGGCGCTGTCGAGGGAAAACACGAACGTGCCGTAAGACATCATCATCGGGGTGGATCCTCAGTCGTCGCGCAGGCTGGAGCGGCGGGTGGCCATCGTTCGCCGTTCGCGGTCTTCGATCTGGCGGGTGACTTCGCGCGCCAGTGCGTTAGCGTCCATGCCGGGTGCGGGATGGACGTGGATGACGTAGCTGTTGCCGCCTGCAGGCGCGCTGGCGGTGCGCACAGGGGCCGACAGTGGCGCACGGCTGTCGATCGCCGCCACCGGCGCTGTAGCCGTCGCTAAGGCCAGTCCGGCCCCCACCGCACGCATGCGGTTGCCGAGCGCCGTCACTGCCTGCACAGGCGCGCCCTGACCGCGCTGCAGGCCGACAGTGAGGCCCTGCATAGTGAAGTCGCCCAGCTGCGCAAACACGCGCGAGGGGCTGTGGATGCCCAGCAGGCCCTTAAAGCGATCAACCACACCGATGCCGACGCTGGCGATCGCATCGCCGGCGGCGCCGAGCTTGGAGCGGATGCCCTGGACAAGGCCGCTGATCATGTCCACGCCGGCCTGCAGCATGCGGGCCGGCCAGTTGGCCAGCTGCAGGTTGATGCCGGCCCACAGCTGCAGCAGCCCTTGGCGGATGCGATCGCCGTTGCCGGTGAACACGCCCACGATGAGCGACCACGTGCCCTGGACGGTTTGCCACACGCCGCCGAGGATCTGCTTGACCACCGGCAGCACGAACACAAACGCCTGCACCAGCCAGCCGATCGCTTTGACCGCCAGCTGCAGTTGGGTGACCAGCACCGCGCCCAGGATCTGCCCAAAGCCGCGACCGGCGTCAGTTGCACCGTGCAACTGCGCGGTGGTGGCCTCGAAGGGCGTCAGCAGCTGCTTGACCCACGCCCAGGCCTGGCCCATCGCCGCGGCCACGGTGTCCCACACGGGCCCAAGCGGCGCGAGTGCGGCCTGCAGTTCGGCCAGCACCGGCGAGGCGACATCGACGATGCCCTGCCACACGCCGATGGCGAAGGCCTTGATCGGCCCCCAGTACTTCCACACCAGCAGCGCGACCGCCGCAACGGCCGCACCGATCGCCAGCACCGGCAGGGTGACGCCGCCGAGCATGGGCAGCAGCAGGCGGGCACCATTGGCGAGCATGGGCAGCACGCGGCCGCCGAACGCCAGCCCCTGCCGCAGCAGCGCACCGAAGCCGCCACCGCCCGACAGCAGCGCCACGGCACCGTGGATCTGCGAAAACGCCATCGCGGCAACGCCGCCGGCCACCAGCAGCCCGCCCAGGATCGTGACCAACGCGGCGGCTCCGATCCCCACCTTAGCGATCGCACCCACCAGCACCGGATTGGCGCGGATCCACGTTGTGACCTGGCCGACCACAGCAGCGGTGCGCTCGGTCAGTTGCTTGAACTGCGGCAGCAGGGTCTGGCCGATCGATTGCGACACCACCACAGCGGTGTTCTTCAGCAGCTGCAGCGAGTTGGCCGAGGTGGCCACCCGCGATGCGTACTCAGCCGACATCGAGCCGCCGTAGCGCTGCGCATCGGCCACCTTGGCGAAGTTGCCCTGCAGCAGCTCCAGATTGGTCAGCAGCGGCGCGATCGCACCGATCGACTCGCGGCCGAATAGCTGCGTCATGGTCGCGGCCTGCTCGGCCTTGGGCAGTGCGCGCAGCTTCTGCAGCACCGACATGATGGCCCCGCCGGCATCCTTCTGCATGACCTGGGCCATGGCGGTGGCCTTGATGCCCAGCTTGTCGAACGCCTCGCGCTGGCTCTTGGTAGCCGACTCGCCCGAGGCCAGGGTGAGCAGCATGTTCTTGATGCCGGTGGCCGAGACTTCCGACTCGATGCCCATGCCGGCCACCGTGGCGCCCAGCGCGGCCAGCGGCCCGCTCTGTAGGCCGGCGACCTCGCCCAGGGCACCAATGCGGTTCACCACCGCGCTGATCTTGTTGACGCTGGCAGGTCCCGTGTTGCCGAGGTAGTTGATCTTGTCGGCCAACACGACGACCTCGGCCTGGCCCATGCGGAAGGCGGTGCGCCAGGTCGCCATGGTCTGGCCGGCTTCCTCGGCGCTGCTGTCGAAGGCCACGCCCATCTTGGCCGCGTCCTCGGCGAAGCGCACCAGCTCCTGACGCGGGATGGCGGCCTGGCCGGCAGCGGCGACGATCTTGGCGATATCGGCCGGCAGCATCGGCAGGCGCATCGAGAGGTTCTCGACATCGCGCCCCATCTGCGCGAACTGCTGCGGTGTCTTGAAGTCCACGACCTTGCGCACATCGGCCATGGCTGACTCGAATTCCATCGCATCGCTGATCGGCAATGCGGAAGCGCGCAAGGCGCGCTGACCGGCGAACGCCATGCCGGCGCCGTACGCGCTGGCCTGCAGGCCGGCGCTGTGGATCCGGGCGCTGCGACGCTGTGCAGCGTCGATCGCCGCCAAGCGCTGCTGCTGGGCGCGCATCGCGGTGTTGGTGCTCTCGATCTCGCCGCGCAGGCGGCGCTCATGCGTGACCAGCTCGCGCATACTGATCCCGGCCGTTTCCAAGCGGCCCCGCAGGCGCTGCAAGACGGCCTCCTGCGCACCGTGGGCGGTCTTAAGTTCGCGCGCGGTGCGCATAGCGCGCTCGAACTCAGCATTCATTGCAGCGGTAGGCGTGCCGGTCGCCTTGATCTGCTGGGCAAGCGTGCGCACCGATTGCCGCTGCGCATCGAGCGCGGCCTTGGCGCGCTGCGCCGTGGCCACCTGCTCGCGGTAGGCGCCGATATCGCGGTGCTGGCTGTTGAGCTGACGCAGCGCGTCGCGCTGATTGCGCAGTGCGGTGGCAACGCCACGGCTGCCACTGAGTACACGTTTGAACGGGCCGGTGGCGCGATCGACGGCGGCCAGGATGACCTGCAGGCGCAGATTGTCAGAGGCCGCCATTTAGGCGGCCTGGTGCGTTGGGTGGGGCATCATTCGGCTCCGCTTCGCAGGCGGGCACGCTCGCGCCACGCCGTGAGTTCGTGCAGCGACCAGCCGTCCATTTCAGACGGCGGCCAGTGGAAAATGGTCGCGATGTCTGCCATCGCATCCTCTACGCAGTCGGGAAGTCCGCTTCCCTCTGTGCCTTCGGCAAGAAAAAAACCTGCACCTCCTGACCCACGGCCAGCAGGTCAGCCGGATCCATCGCATTGACGTCGGCGGTGGTCAGCGTGGGCGAGGAAATACGCGGCAGCAGTGTCGCCAGTGCGGTGACATCCAGCTGCAGCACGTCGGTGAGCTTCAAACCACGCAGCTCGCCGGCGCCGGGCTTGCGCACTTTGATCTGGGTGATGGTCTGCTCACCACGCACGATGGGCTGGTCGAGGGAAACGGCTGGGGAAAATGTCGGGGTCATCGGAAGCTCTCAAGGCTGTGGCCTGGCAGCGCCAGGCCGGAAGGGTCAGGCGCCGATGGCGCGGCGTTGGGCGGCGAGCAGATCCACGCCGTTGACGATCTCGGTCATGTTGACCAGATCGATCTCGATGACGGTGGCGCCGTTAATGGTCAGCTTGTAGTAGCTGGCCGAGGTCTTGACCGAAAACTCCGTGTCATCGCCGGACTTACCGGTGCCCGGATCAATCTCGCTGTGGCGGCCGCGCACGACCACTTCCACTGCATCCACCTCGGCGGTGTCGTCGCGTTGGTAGGCGCCCGCAAAGCGCAGCTGCACCGCGTTGTGCGTGGTGGCGCCGTACTGACTGAGCACGCCGCGCATCATGCCGCCGCACTTCCATTCGAGCTCGATCTTCTCCTGCCCGAAGTCGATGTCGACCGGGCCATTCATCCCGCCGCCGCGATATTCCTCCATCTTGCGGGACAGCGTGGGCAGCTTCACTTCGACCACTTGGCCGAAATAGCTTTCACCGTCGTTGAACAGGTTGAGCGCCTTGAGTTTTTTGGGCAACGCCATGGGGTTCTCCGGGAATCAGATCGGGGGCGTTACGCGTTGACGCGTTCGGCGAAGTCGGCCAGGTAGCTGGTGGTGATCTTCTGGTACAGCTGCAGGTTCTCCAGCGGCGGCACCGGGGTGTAGTCGTAGTCGATGCGCAGTGCGCCATCGGCGAGCGTGGTGGCGCTGTTGACCGTGCCGTCGTACCAGGCGTTGGCATCGATCAAATAGCCGGACGACTTCAGATCGCGGAACTTGGCATTGATCGTTTCCAGCAGGTCTTTGACCAACGAGGGATGCATCGGCTTGTCGACGTAGAACGCCACGCCCTCGGCGATGGTATCGGCCAGGATCTGTGCGGTGCGCGTGGCCGTCTCGAACGCGAACATCGTGTCTTCCGCGCACGTGCGCGATCCCCAGAAGCGCTGGCCGTTGAACGTGACCAACGTGGTGATGTCGCCCTCATTGAGCACGCCCGCATCGGTCGCCGGATCCTGCAGATCCCAGTGCACGTCCTTGGAGATGCCGGTGACGCCGGCCACCGGCACGTTGGACAGGCTCTTGTGCCAGCCTTGCTCGGTGTCGATCTTGGCGCGCAGGCCAAGCGCACGCGCAGTGGCATACGCGGCGGTCGTGGTGCTGGTGGCAGTGTCGAAGGCCAGGAAGTCCGGCCAGATCAGCATCAGCTCGCGGTCGCCGAACTCAGCGCGGTAGGTGATGGCATCGGCGACGCTCTCGGCGACCGGGCGCACGTAGGCCATGGCGCGCAGTTTCTTGGCAATCGTCGCCAATGCTTTCGCCACCGGCAGCGTATCTAGACCCGGTGCGCCCAAGATGCGCGGGCGCACGCCGAGCTGCGCTTGCGCGGCGAGCAGCGCATACAGGCCAGTGTAGCCGCTGGACTTGGCCTCGCCGATCACGTTAGCGGTGGTCTTGGCCGCATCTGCGTCCTCGGCCACACGCACGACGATGGTGACCGGGTTGGTCTGGTCGGCAATGCCCTGCAGCGTGGCGCGTAAGGTGCCCTGCATGCCGGCGCTGGCGATCGCACCGAGCACATCGGTGATCAGCACCGCCTTGTTCAGTGGGAAGACTTTCTCATCCGCGTCGGATGCCGTGGCGACCAGGCCGACGACGGCGGTGGAGACGGTGCGGATGGTGCGCGTGCCGGCGCTGAGTTCGATGACGCGAACGCCGTGGTGGTAGGCAGTGGACATGGATTCCTCGATCAGGACGTGCGGAAGCGGAGCGGAATGGTCAGGCGCGAGCGCGCATTGGCGGGGGCAACGTCGGTGCGCTGGCCTTCGATGGTCAGCACGAAGTTGCCGGGTGCATCACCAACCACCAGGCCGACGCGTGTCAGACGCAGGCGCGGCTCCCAGCGCATGAGCGCGGTGGCAGTGGCGCCGTAGAGCAGCGTGCGGGTGGCGCCGTTGAATGGCTGGTCGATCAGTTCGGGCAGCAGCGAACCGAAGTCGCGGCGGTGCACGCGCGTGCCGATAGGCGTGGTGAGGATGCAGGCGATCGACTGGGCCAGGTGTTGCTCGCCTTCGATCAGCCGGCCGGTGTTTGCATCCACACCGATCACTGCGGTCCACCGCTGAGCGCGCTGCCGGCGGTCACACCGGTGGTCTTGTGGTTCTTAAGGCTGATCCCGTCGCCGAGCACGTCGGTGGTCGCGGTCGCGGTACCGGTGATGCTGGTATCGCCATTGAGTTGGGTGGTGCCGTTGACGGTCAGCGGGCCGTTGAGCGTGATGCCCCCATCGGCGGTGATCGTGGCGGTGCCGCCGCTGGGCAAGGTCGCCTGCAGCGCATGCGCGTCGGTGTCGTACTGCAGCTGAGCGCCATCGGCAAAGCGCAGCACGTGCAGCGTGTCGGAGGCAGCAGGCGCTACGAACTGGTCCGAGTAGATGCCGCGTAGCACCAGGCCATCGGCCAGATCGCCGGCCGGCGACAGCACCACGACTTGTTCACCGATCGCTGGCGCCGACCAGATGATGGTGCTGCCGGCCAGCGTGACCACCCAGGGCAGATAGTCGGTGAGCATCTCGCCGACCTGCACGCGGCATCGCGCGTTGACCAGATTCACCTCGGCAACGGTGCCGAGGCGAATGGCGTTACTCAGTGCGGAGGATGCGGTGCCCATGCAGCCATGGTCGGTGGCTGCATCGTCTTGCGCACTGCAATTGGTGCGTAAAGCAGCGGGCTACACACCCGCTTCTTCAGACGGCTTAGGCTGCACCGACCAGGCCTGTGCATCTTCGTCCCACACCACGGTGCCGTCGACCGACACCGGTGCCGCCACGGTGGTCAGCTGTCCCGGCAACGCGACGCCAGCAGCCAACCGTGGGGCGATCGCACCGGTGGACTTCTCCCACACCAGCGCAGCGCTGTAGTCCGGATCTGCACGCCAGCTCGCGCGTGCCGCGTCCCACACGTTGCGGCGGTAGTCGCTGGGTAAGAACGCGATCGGTTGCGAGGTGGTGTAACCCTGCGGGAGTGCATCGCCCAAGGCAAGCGTGTTGGCAATGGGCGTGGCGGTGTCGGTGCTGTAGAGCATCACGCCGCGATAGTCCGGCACCAACTCCCACGTCCCCGTCGTGGGGGACAGGCGGTGCCGTTGATACAGGCCTGCCGGCGGCGCTGGCACCATGGCAACCGTATTGGGTGGCAGCGGGTAGCGGCCTTCCAGCTCCGAGAGATAGACAGTCACTGGGCCGGTGTACTCACCGGTGGTGGGATCAAAGGCGTAGGCGGTGCTGGTGCGTGGCAGCGGGTTGGTCATGGTCAATCCTCAGTAGGCGATGCAGTAGCTCATGCGCAGGCCAGCAGGCAGGTTGTCTGCGCCACCGGCTGCGTTGACGGTGATGGTGTGGGCGTGCGCGCCTGCGCCGCGATGGTCAACGTCATGGGCGTGATTGCCGCCTTCGCCGATGCCAATGCTATGGCTGTGATTGCCGGCGCCGTTCATGCCGATGTTGTGTGCGTGGTTGCCTGCGCCATCGGTGCCGAACGAGTGGGCGTGGTTACCGCCCGCACCGGTCCATCCGTCAGAGGGGGCTGCGTCGTTGTCGCGTTCCCGGTAAACGCCATAGCCATTGATGGTGCCGGAGGGAATGACGCCAGGATGTTGGTGGTCCCCGGAGGCGCTGGTGCTGCCGCTGTGACCGTGGTGGCCTTGGGTGTCGGTCCATGCGCCGTGGGCGTGGTCACCGGAGGCACTCGCGCTTGCACCGTGGGAGTGATTGCCGGCGCCATAGAGGGCAATGTAGTGCGCGTGATCGCCCACAGCTGCGGCAGTGGCGACATGCGTATGACTGATCACCTGCCCGTTGCTGTGGATACCGACATTCTGCGAGGAATTGGTGTGGGTGACGGTCGTGCCCTCCCGCATCAATGGCAGGTTGAACGTGGTGCTGCCATCGCCCGCACCGTAGACCGTGCCGATGGCCGCAAACAGCGCCGAGTACTTGGTGCGCGAGACGGCTGTGCCATCACACAGCAGCAGTCCGGCTGGGGGAAACAGCGAGGCCATGATGACGATCTGGCCCGGCAGTAGGAATGAGCTCGGCACGTTGAGCATGTTGCGGAAATCGCGGTACCACTCGCCCTCCTGCCCATCCAGAAAGTCGGCATCCAAACCGTTGCCGGGGCCGACATGGAACGTCGCAGCAGAGCGGAGGCCGAGCATGTTGCGCGCTGCCGCCGCAGTTGGCCGGGCCAGCACGCTTTTCATGAATTCGGTGGGTGCTGCCTCTCCCAAGCGCGCATTCAACACGGCGATGAGGTTGGCAGGCGATAGCGCCCGCTCTTTGTCCAGACCTTCGATTGCTTGCGCGTCCGTGGACAGACGCACCACACCCGGCACGTCTACCGTCGCCGCTGGATCGGTGAAATTGGTGTCGCCGAAGGTGATCTGTGCGGTGTCCACGTCGGCCAGCACCACGTCGATCGCCAGTAGCACAGAGGCGGCGCCAGACTTTTCCACCAGTAATGCAGGCTGACCGTAGGCGGCGAACAGCGTGCCATCGGCCAGATACAGCCCGAATCCGTAGCAGCTGTAGACGGCATTGGATTCGTCGCGCACCGACACGTGGATCGTGTCCTTGGCCGTGACCGACCCGCCAATGGTGGTCAGGCGCTTGATCTCGGACGGTAATGCGGTGAGCGCGGCATCGGCCACGAACGCCGCGCTGGTCAGCCCAACAGCGGCGATGGTGACCGCCTGCGTGCCGGTCTGCTTGGCATTGATCAGGGCTTGGCGGCCGGCGGTGGTGATCTTGAGTTTGAGTCCGGGCATGTGTGCTCTCTAGCTCGCCTCGCCCTGCAGGCGCAGGAACAAAGTGGTTCGGCCGCGTGCCACGACGTGGAGTCGCGCCTCGGCCTGGAATCCTTGGGTGAAGGTGAAGTGCGAGCGCACGGGTTTCGTGCGCTCGACCTCGGCGATGACCTCCTCGACAAACCGGGCGCTGGCGCTCTGCCCGTCGGCGCCGGTTAGCGTGAGCGCCAGCTCGAAGGTGTGCGGCTGACCGCGCGGCTCGGTCTGCCACCACTCGCGGATGGCCACCGCGCCGCCGAATGATTCGACGACCATGCGGACGCTGTTAGCCGTGCCTTTGCGGTGCTGGATTGCCATGGCGCTGCGCAGGCGCGAGCGCTTGACCGCATCGCTCCAGTCGGCCTTCCAGTCGTCCACCGACAGCGTCCAGGCCAGCCACGGCAGATGACCGGCCGGGCACGTGTCCGGATTCCACAGGTCCGGGTACGGCAGCGGGACGGCGTCCAGACGCGCAGTGACCGCGGCTAGGGCACGCTCCATCGGTGTGGCATTGGGCGGCAGCAGTGAACTACTCATCGACGCCGGCGTGCATGATGTCGATCGCGGTGCAGTAGGCGGCCTGCGTGCGGCTGATCCGGATGTCGGCTGCAGGCGAGTCCAGCTCGATGCGCTGCACACCATCGGCGAAGAGCTTCGCCTTGATGGCCGACTCGGGGACGTCGCGGCCGATGCGGTGGGCCTCAGCGAGATAGGCCTGCAAGCTGCGCAGGGCCTCGCGCATGACCACCGCTGAGTCGGGGCCAGCGTAGGTGTAGACGCGCCCACGAATGGCGTACCGGACGATCTGCGCGCTCTGGACCACTACCTCGTCGGTCAACGGGCGCACGTCGGCATCTGTCAGCACGGCGGCCACTTCGTCGAGCAGTTCCTGCGGCGCGGTGCCATCGCCGGTGCGTGATTGCACGGTGACCAGCACTTGCCCGGGTGCGGGGCTGGTGGCACTGGCGTCCATGACATCGGCCGCCGCGCTGAGTGCGTGATAGATGTAGGCGCCCTCCGGGCCGGCAACGCTGAAACCCTCCGGCGCGAGCTGGATGCGGCGGCGGAAGTCCACGTCTGACTCGTAGGTCGGCGCAACGCCCGTTTCCTGTTGCCCCGGATCTAGCACCAGGCGCGCCACTCCGAATAGAGCGCCCAGGTGATCAAGGTTGGTGCCGGTGGCGAAGGCCAGCATCGTCTGCTGCGCCTTGTCGTTGGCGCGTTGGCGCAACAGCAGCTCTCGGGCTGCGAACAGTTGCAGGATCTTGTAGACCGGATCGGCTTCCGTGAGCGCTGAAAATTCCGGTAACAGTCGACGAAACTGGGCAAGTGCCTCAGCGAAGATCGTCTCGAAGTCCAGCGCCTCGATCAGGTCTGGTGCTTGGAGTTTCGATAGATCGACGGCGGTGAAGGAGGCCATTTGGCGAGCAGATAAGAGGACGCGTCTAGCATCCCTTCGCGATGGCCGCAAGCCAACGGACTCGCCACGTAGGACGCGCGCTTACCGGGTCAAATGCTCGATGAGCATGGCGCGGATCTGCTCATGATCGTTGTCAGTTAGTCCCAGTAGCACTCGTTTCTCGTAACGTGCCCTTGGGCCACCAGGCCGCACTTGCTCAGTCAGTCCCTCTTGATGCACGCGCGCAATGCGCGACACGCGGCCCACAAAACCGACGCTTACAGCATTGGGGCTGGCGCTGACCTTGAAGTACTTAGCCTGCCGCAGCTTGGCAAACATCTTGGCGCGTTTGACCCTGCCGGACTTCTGTCGCAACTGCTGCTTGCGCCGGGCGTACTGCGAACCGTCAGGCGCCTGCTGTTTACCGATGCGCTGGCTTTGCGAGCGCCGCAACTCCGTTCCGATCTTGCGGGCCAGCGTGCGGCGTTCGCCCGGCTGCAGGCGGGCCAGCAACGGCGCGGCCCAGTTCTCCAGCGCGGTCAGCTCATCCATGTGGGATCGATCACCGGCTCGGGCGCATGGGTCATGTCATAGCCGCCACCGTCTTTCGCGGTGACGACCACGCGCTCGGTCAGCGGCAACTTGATCGACAGATCCACGGCATCGTTGGCGAGGATGTCGGCCTCGAAAGCGATCTCGCCGCGTCGCGCGGGATTGGACAGCAGCTCAGACTGGTTGACCTGCACCCATTCCAGCAGCGGCAGCATCACGCTGTCGGGATGCCCGGCATAGTCGGTCAAGATCAGGTTGAGCGTGTATTGGTATTCGAACGACAGCCCCGGTTGGAACGTGCTGACCAGGCTGCCAGCGTCGATAAATACCAGCAGCCGGTCGGCGTCGCGTGCCAGATCCGGCAATGCCGCGACCAGATGCGCGCGCAGGCTGGCTGGCTTGATCATGGCGCCTGCTCCGGTGCGTGCCGGTCGATCCAGTCCTGCAGCGCGCTCAGTTGCGC